ATCTGTATCAAGGTAATGGTTGAACCGATAGCATAAGCTACACTTGCATTAGTCGGCAGCTTAAAGGTATTAGCTGAAGCATTACTCACCGTCACTATAGCCCCAGCATCTGCTGCGACTGTTACATAAGCAGCAGTTGTCTGTGCGTTAACTGAATACGTTACTATCGGGGCAGTTAGTGTTTTATTAGTTAGTGTTTCTGTGCCAGTATAAGTAGCTATTGAAGCTGCGGCTAGTGTAACCGCCCCTGTACCGCCACCAGCTATAGGCAATCCGGTACAATTAGTAAGTACACCACTTGTAGGCGTACCTAGCAACGGGGTTACTAAAGTAGGGCTTGTAGCAAATACTGCGGCTCCTGATCCTGTTTCATCTGTTAACGCGGTAGCTAACTGGGCTGAAGTAAACGATCCTAAAGAAGCTGCATTACCTACAGAGGTAACCATTCCTGTTAGGTTGGCGTTAGTTGTTACAGTTCCTGCTGTAAGACCTGCCGCAGTTCCTGTACAGTTAGTCAGAACACCGCTTGTAGGAGTACCAAGCAACGGAGTAACCAAACTTGGGCTAGTATCAACTACAAATGTAGTCCCAGTACCAGTTTGGTTTGCAATACTTGTAGTATTACCTGCTGAAGTTATTACTCCTATTAGGTTGGCGTTGGTCACTACAGTTGCAGCGTTACCTACTGATGTTACACCTCCTGTTAGGTTGGCATTTGTCGCATCGTTGCCGTTCAGCTTCTGGATAGCTTGTAAAATACTGTCAGTAGCAGCGACTGTTCCTGCGCCCGATGTGTAACCAGTCAATACCTTGGCAATTACTGGTGCGTTTGTTAGGGTTGTTGCATTACCTACAGATGTCACATCCCCTGTTAGGTTTGCATTGGTCGTGACATTACTAGCTGTAAAGGCAGTAGCAGTACCTGTTATATTAGTCCCTACAAGTGCTGATGGAGTACCCAGAGCAGGCGTTACTAGAATAGGACTTGTAGCCCTAGCAAAAACTCCTGTGCCTGTGCCTGTGTACTCTGTAAGGGTAGAATGGTAATACTCATTTGATGTACCTCCATTTAACCCAGCTAAGTCATTGTGTACATTGACTAAAGGGCTGTTTACATGGGTATTATGCAATGTTCCGTCATATGTAACGGTAATTGTATTTGTAGTGCTACATACAAAGAACCCAAGAATACCTACACCAGTAGCAGCTGTAATAGGGTAAGAGGCTGCTGTTGTTGTTACTTCATATAAGCCATAGTCAGGAGTAATGTTATTTACTTCATCAGTGGTGATACCAAATAGCTTCTTTAGTACCGTTCCCGCGACTGCTGATTCATTAGTATATGTAGTTGGTACGTTGCCAATAGTAACTACAGTATCTGAAGTCCTAGCTGTAATCTGATACAGACCAGCTGGTGTTTGTAGATACGAAGCTGTGGTATTGGTAGCCGAAGCATCTATAACTGATGTAGCAAAAGGTGTTCCAGCAGAAGCTGTTGCAGTACGGCTAGTCCCAGTTCCGGTCATAGTGACTGTTCCAGTTACAAATGGAATAGATGTATATACCTGTCTGGTTAATTTATTACTTCCAGCTGCACTATTTACACCAATCCAGTTAGCAAAGTCCCACACACCTGAATCAATAACAGTTCTGTTCAGCGGACCACTAATAAATGCTGAGAATAAAATGGTGTTAGAGGCAGCAGTGCCTGTTACTGTTTGCTCTGTGGTTACTACTGGGACAGAGGCTAATGTTGCTACTGATACATTGCTTTGAGTGCCTAATGCGGATATAACAGGAGTGGCATTATATAGAACCACACCAGCTCCAGCTCCAGCACTAGGGGCATTTGTGTTAATCCAGTTTGTTCCGTTATAACCTAGTAACTGATTTACTAACGGTGTATCTATTACCACATCCGATAGGTTATCTAAAGGTATACCAGTTATATTTACTCCATTAAATGCACTGGCATTACCAGAGGCATCAAGATTTACTGACTTCTCAGAAGGATAGGTTACAAATACATCTTTACCGCCTACAGAGAAGTTAACTAACGCATTAGCGTTGCTGGAGGACAAGACTGTGTCGCGTGATAGTGTAGTGCCGGACAGGGTGTATGTACCTATACCAACTTCCCATTCACTGAGTGTCTGGGAGGCTATGCAGTAATAGGTAGTGTTCCCGTTGCCAACGGCAGCAAAAGATTGAAACCCAACAACAGCACCACTTAGGGTGACAGTTCCTGTACCACTTGTAGTGGTTGCCTCTTTAATTCTATTGCCGAGGATTAGAGCCATTAAGCAATCCTAATTATTGCGTTTGTAGAATCCGCTGTTGGAAATATGACTGTAAAGTCGCCTGCGGTAGATGATTTATCTCCACCAAAAGCAAGGATTGCAACACACTTATTACTTTGCGTGCTGTTATAAATCATAGCGCCGTTAGCGGTAATAGTAGCCGCAGTCCAAACAGAATCAGCAAAGTCTAGCCATGCTGTAGTGGTAGTTGATGTTGGAACCTGGGAAATAGTTAGTGTATTACCCCCCGCTGTGTATCCACCCGCAGTAGCAACTTCATTTGAAGTGGTGTACGCCGTTGTGGTTGCGCTTAATGTGGCGGAAGAAGTGTACAAAGCGAGCTTAAAAACATCCGCTACGCCTGTTGCTCTTACTGGGGCTGTCCCGAAGTTGTGGTACCCGTCGAGTATCTCAACCTTAAAACTTGTTACCATTGCCTGTGTTATTGCCATGCTGTACTCCTATAATTAATTAACTGGAACCCTTACTTGCCCGCTGCGGTATGCATCGCGCCTGTTCTTACCATCACCCAACGTCTTCAATAATGCAAGTGCTTCGTCGTACCGTTTCTGATACCCAGCAATTACATCTGCCTCACCCTTCATGTACGTATACGCCTCCAACAACGAGCCATATAGTAGGACAGAGTCAAAATTATCCCCCAACCAAGTAGTCCCAGCCACAACAATAGACTGCGGATAATAGTAGTAATGTAGTTCCACACTGTAGTTATCATCCGGAGTAGGCCCCAGGATAAAAGAGTCTTGGTCAAATTGCGCATAGTATTCCGGTACTCCATAAAAGACAGAACTTGTACTTGGAAAAGACTCACGTATAAAGTTAACATCCTTGTCTCGCAAATACGTGTACTCACCGTCCACACTAACTGCCATAGAGAACGTAGCCAACCAATCCGAGGGGCAAGTCAAGTATTTATTACCCGCGCTCACACTGCCTGTTACGTTCTTCCTTATTGCTGGAAGCTGGATTGCATTATATACGCGCTGCTCTGTCTGCTGTATGAACGTGTTAATATCGTCCGTGGCGAACTCATTCTCCACATAGCTTTGGATCTCGGCAACTAGCTGCGTATAGTTCATCTCAACCTTTACTGGCTATTCTTGCTGTACTTATTACCCGTAACCGCGGCACCTGTACCACGCTTAGTCTTTGTTTGGGTATTCGGTACATTGTTTGGGTATCCTGCAGTTGCAGGGGTTGGTACTTTTTGTGGTTGCTTATACTCGCTCATGGTTTAACCCTTTCTTTGGTTCATTACTTTAGCCATACCGCGCCCCATCTGTTTCATAGCCAACGAGGTAACTCCAGCAGAGCCTTTTCCGCCTTTTTGTACAGGCAGTTTAGCGCCGTCAATACCCAACTGCTTACCGTCTGTCTTACCCTTTTTCTCAATCCCGTTGCCTTTTGCCATGCTATTCTCCTAGCTTGTTGTTACTGTTACGGTGCCAACTGCACCAGTGCCTACTAAATCATTTACTTCTAACCCAAGCGGGTCGTTCAAACCAACAGGGTTCCACCCCCACTGAATTATCCGACTGCCTCCGTCACCACCAGGCCCCGACTCATAATACCCTAATTCCGCCCGGGGGTCTCTAATAGCCTGTGGATCATTTACTGGATACATTCCCAACAATAGTTGCGGTTGGTCGGGCTCCCAACAATCTGGGCACACCAGTAAGTTCACGTTCTTGGCTTTTATAACCAGCTTCTTCAGCTGCTTTAACTTATACCTAAAACCACAACGGTCGCACGACGCAATTGCCTTCTTGCCAGAAGCATATTGGCTTCCCATTTAGAAGAACTGCTGGCGCGGTACCGCGCGTAGGGGTGCCTTTTCCCTGTCCTCTTCCGATGCAAGCTGGAACTGCTGTTCGTAGTCTGCTTTTAGCATCTGCATTCTTGGCATCCCTTCGGGGAGTTTCATGCTTAAATAGTAGGCCAGCCCCGCTACCATCGCTGGTAGAAACCTAAAGGGGATGTCCTGAGTAGTGGTACCGTTGCCAGCATCCTGAATCCTGCGCAATCTCCAGTATACTAATGTGTAAGTGGTGGAGCTGTCAGGTTTTGGCCAAACTGTAACGGTAGGTGATTGTACCACAGCAGTAGCTGAAGTCGCACCTGATTGTCTGTTTATGTAGATTTGAATCGGCCTCCCCTGTGCATTCTTATTAGGGATGGTGGCGTATGTTGACACGCTGATGCGTGAGATGTTGATGTCTTGTTGGTTTGTCCCTGTCCCTGTGCGCACTACGTGGTCAAGCAGGTCGATGGTGTCTACAGGTAGGTTATATGTGCCTGTGCCTGAGACTAAAGGGATACTGCCTTCTTCAACAGTCCATAATTCTATCCCCCGGTTTGCCCACTCAATCGTCAACAAATTCAAAGACCTACGGGCTGTCCGCAAGTCATAACCAGAGCGCAGTTCTGCTCCGCAGCGCTCGAAAGCTTCTTCGACGAGATTGTTTAGGTCTAGATTAAATGTCGTCGTGCTAGTTGTTGGCATTATTTAACGCTTCTGTAAGGTTTTACTTTTTGTTTAATTGATTTAGGTTGAGCCACAAACTGCTTACCTTTAGCTTTACCTTCTCTTTTAGCCTTCGTTGTAGCAGCATATTCTTGAGGGCTTAATGCTTTAATTGCCTTTTCTGGTAGGTATCTTTCACCTGTTTCGCTAGACTTTTTACCGGATTTAGTTGCCCACTTTTGCTCGCCCCATGCTTTAAGCGAACGCTGTGGTTTAGCTAATGCACTCACTTATACCCACCACCGGCGGCTTTATATTTCTTAGCCACAAGCTGTGCCTTACGTGCTGACCATTGACCTGCGCCCGTACCATGCGTTGCAGCAGCTTTTACTTGCGCTACTATGCTTTTTCTAATCGTTGGTTTGGTGTAGTTACCGGCTGCATTTACGCTACCACCTTCTTTTTTACCTAGCTTATCTAGGGGGCCTACAGCGCCTCCTGCGGCCTTTTTCTTAGCGCCAGGTACCTTAGCAGGGTTAATACATCCCATGCCCCTAGAAGCCCTCATTTAGCAGATCTTTCCGCGTGTCTTACCACGCACTTCGATACCGCCGCCTTTAGCCATTTTCTTAACCTTGCCGCCAGACCCATATCCAGCCATACCACCCTGCATCATTGCAGAGTTTTTCATCATGCTACCGTCAGGCAT